TCTTCCGATCTAGGGGACGCGCGGTGTGACCAAATTAGCGGCAGAGTTGAACGCCGCGTCCATGTAGGGATTACCAGCGGCAAGGTAGTCCCCGCGCAGCGTCGACTCCATCTGGCTGCGACCCATGCGTTGCAGATCGCTGCCGCTTAGTGCGCGGTTCGTTGAGGCTTCAAGCGCCAGTTCGGTTTCCGGCGCAAAATCAACAACGGTTGATTCCGGGAAATAATTCGGTACGTCGCTCTCGTATAGAGCCTGAGCGCCAGAAAAAATTTGCTCCAGATACGGTTTCTGAAATTCGGGAGGCTCACGATCCGTCGATGTGGTCCGCACGTCTTCGCGCCTTGATCCGCCGCCTTTACTCATCGTCTAGCTCCTTTGATAGCCATACGGCTGCTTTGTCGTAGCCCCGCAAAGCGCGTTCCCAGCCGGGACGCCCTGCAATCTCAACTCGGTTGCACCCAACAGTCTTGGCCCAGTCACAAACTTGTCGCTCGGCATCCCGCAACTCGATTAAATCGCCACCGGCCAGAAAAAACCGGCAGCTCGTAATTTTTGGATAGTCAATTATCTCGGTGACAATTGCGGACTGCTGCAGCGGGAAAAACTGGAAATAACCCTTCTGCACACCCATCAAGATATCTTTGGCCTCGTGCGTATCCTTCGCATATTCGAGCGCCGCATCGATGTGGCGCTTTACGCGAAAAAACTCGCTAACCAATAATTGCGTATTCGAGGTGTCTATCGGTTGCAGCATTGCTGTCATGCGTAAGTGTTACCGTTCCTGTGCCACGCGCAGAGACATAGACTGCTGTCATCGCATTGGCCGCGTTCGCCGATTTCGGCATGAGTACGATCACGCTATTTGCGCCGACTCTGGTATCTGTAATGTTTGTTGAAGTCGCGTTCGCAGTCAGCGTGATCGATCCGGTATTGTTAGATTTTCCATCGACAAGATTACGAATTACGGTTGCCGTTGTCCGCGCGTCAGCTCCACCCGGAGGGACGCTCGGATAAAAATTTGAACTACTCATCGACCGCCCAGTGGTGCTGCCTCAAACTCAACGCCGACTGCCTCAGTCCATGTCGTCGCGGCTGGTATCTCCATCTTAAACCGGTGATAACGCCCCTGCGTTCGCGCTGGGACAGTGCCGTCAGCAGTTGGGCTACTCGCCGTCGTAAATGTCGCGGTCGACGCTGTAGTCGCCTTGGAGCCTATCTGCGCGGTGAAGGTTCCGGCGTCGGTGAGCGGTCGAACACGGTTGATCGCTGACCGCCGACCCTGTGCCGGTTGCACGTCGCTCGTCTCGAAAGTTGCAGCCAGATTATCGCCAGAAAAAGTATAAAGCTGGTTGTTTTGGAATGCGTAAATCCGCCGCGTTCCGCCCTGCAGAGATGGGCTGTCGAGGCTGATCGTTAGTGCATCAATCGAGCTGTTAATATTGTCGACCTGTTCCAGCGTGTAACCGATGCCGCGACCGTAGCCGACCATATCGACGCCCAGCTCGGCCAAACTCCACGCGTCGAGCTGGTAGTGATAACAGAGCATTTTGTTCGGCGTGGTCGCGCCGTTTGACGTGTAAGACCAGATCACGATGTGGCGGTCAGCGTCGACGACGCAGGTGATATCGTCGATCTCTGCCGTGTTGACATCGTTGAGGAAAAATTCGTCGACCCGGTTCGCGCCAATTGGCGCAATTGACTGGCCGTCAAAGCGATAGAAACCGTCATGGTCGAGGAAGAAAATATTGTTCTGCAACTGAGCTGCAGCACCTGATGCGAACAGTCCTTGATTGCGGCTGACCATATCGACTTGGAAAATCACCGGGGTGCCGACAAAGTTTAACCGTGCAATCCCACGGTCGAAAAATACCGTGGCCGTTTCGCCGCCAAATAAGGCTTTTATGTGACCGGCACCCTCGATGTTCTGGAAGTCAGACATCGTCGCGGAGCTGACCGTGAAATTCGTCGGATCATCAATCGCCGACCAACGAACGCGCGTTGGCTGCAGACCATCCGTGCTGTCAGTGGTGTGCGCGGTAAATACAAAGTCGCGAACCACCGCGACATACTTTGCTTTGTGCGTCGTCACTAGATCGCTAAATAAACCGCCGGAGGTCAAATCAAACTGCTGCGGGTTTTCGTCCAGACAAACCGCGATCAGACGTTCGCCATACTGGTCAAAGTCCCACCGGTTGCTGCCGCTCAGTGTGTAGTTTCCGCTCTTACTCACGTTCGAAAAAACAGACCCCGATGCACCACCCACGAGGCGATAAAGTTTGCCACTGTCCCCGGCAAAAAGGGACCAGTCCCCGGCCTTGGCTTGTCCGGCAGTCATCCCGAGTGGTGTACTGTCGAGCGCGTTTGTCGACGCCTCGGCCAGACCACTAAACGCCGTAAACCCGCCCGGAGCCGGTATGACATTCGTCGCCGTAAGCAGATTGTTCGGTACAAGGTTTGGCTGATCAGGTCGCCACTGCTGGAACGGAATAATCACGCTGCGTCTCTCCAATCTGCCGAGCTATCGTCGCGCGTGATTTCGGTCCACGCCTCTCCAAGTTTTTCGTTATCACTCGACGCAGTAACAGACACCGCTGCCGATACGATGGATGATCTTGTCACGCTGATCGCTGCATATGCTGCGAAAACAATCGCGCTGAAAACAGTGCTACCAGCAACCAAGATCGTCCCGTAGAACCCGGTGCCAACTATCGTCAATCCACCAGTCGCTGATACATTGATAAGCCGTTGCGCACCCGCTGTACCGGTGACAGCAACCGCGCCTGTACCGGTGACATCTTTGACAAATCCAGCCGCTGCCGTTGCCGTGATCGCAGCAGTGCCAGACCCGGTCGCATGGGTTGTAAAAGTGGCGACCCCCGTGCCGGTGACAGCCAACGCCCCCGATAGTTCCGGCTCGAAAAGTGTCCTAGTTGTCCACGCACTGTCGTCAAGACTAACGTCAAGCAGATCAATGCTTGTCGACCAAGCATCAAGCTGGTCGAGACTGGGGCCGGTAACGTCAGGCATTTTTAAGCAGCCGTTATATCAAGGTCACCCGCTGACACGCGCAGAACGTCTCCACTAGCGATTGTTTTTGCCGTTGTAAAACTACCGTGCAGGAGCATGTTACCAGAACTCGCAGCGTCCCAGATTGAAAAGAAGCCGACGCTTCCCCATGAGCCGGTTGCCGTTGGAAAAGTCACAGCCCCCGTGTTGGATGTCGTCCCCGATGATGCTGCGGAGAAAGTAACAGCCTGACGCGCATACCCACTGCCGGACAGCTCGGTGCCATCGGCTGCTTCGCCCATCGAGGCTACAGACAGGCCAAGGTAAACGGCTGACGGCATAGTATAGCTGCCAACAGACAGTATATGATCGAGGATCTCATTTTCGAGTAGATTGCTCATTGCTGACATTTTTTTCTCCTATGCCATCGTGTAATCAAGACGCTGCGACAGCGTCGAGGAAGTGTTTAGGCCGCTCTCATCACTCGCGATCAGGCTTTCCATCGATGCCCTGTGCAGAGAGGCCCATGTCTGCAGTCGCGCGTCGTTCATCAAAAAGGGTTCGGCTTCCAGTAGCGCCCCGTACACATAGGCATCGGGGGCGTCCTGCAAAACGACGTTGACAGCATTGCTGTCTGACAGCGCCGGGATCTTGGCGAAATACAGCATCTCCAGCGTGACGACGCCGGACGGCGTTGGACCCAGCCTGATGTCGTCGCCGACAATCGTGAAAGCGGCGGGTGTTCCCACTTGCTGCGCCGCGTAAGTCTGCAGAAACGACGACGGCGGGAAAAACCGCAGCATTTTAATTGGTGACTGCACAATGTGCAGCTCTTTCATTTCAAGATAGTCGGTCGGCAACGAAACCGTGTTATCGGACGCAGACGTTGACGCCTGTACTGTCTTGAGCATCCGGCGCAGCCGCAGGTCGCGGTTAAATTTCGCCTCGGCCAAATCAATGAAGGTGTCAATTTGAGCTGACAGGTCGGCGCGGTTTAAATAATCGGCGACCAGACTTTTCAGCTCGGTATATGTGGCAACCATCAGAGGGTGCCCTCAACGGTTTTCAGATAACCGTTTTCATTCAGGAATTTTTTCAGGGCTTTCGGATCTTTGGTAATGCCTTCTTTCAGAAGACGGTGATAGACCACCAGCGGTATACGGCCAACGAGGCGCAGGTCGCCCTTGCCCATTTTACCATTTTCGATCTGGTCACGTTTGTTCTGATCAATAATCGGCGTGGTCTGTTGAGAAGTTTCAATCCACCACTTGTCGCTCTCGTGATCGAAATGAAAAGTCTCCTTCATCCCGGTCATCGGGTCGTAGCTGAGAGGCCGTGTCCAGCGATCAGTCATGTCTGTCTCCAGAAAAATGGGGAGAGCCGAAGCCCTCCCCTTTAGCTTACGAAGTGGTGATATCCGCAACAATTGCGTGTGCAGCTTCGTTCCGCATCTCAAGCGTGTACTCGACGAGAAGCTGTTTTTTCTCGCTGTCACCGGTCTTCGCCAGATCGTTCGTTTCGAACGGACGAAGGTAACTGACCGCCATCATTTCCGGGTCAATTACCAGAGCCGACCGATCACGCGAGAAGCGCGAAGGGACGATCTGCAGCTCACCGAAGTCTGACACATACACGTCAGCAGCGCCGATGATTGCACCCGGCTCAGGGCTTGAGACTTGGAACCGATTTGCAGCAATGCCGGAGAAACCGGACATGACCTGCTTGTTGAACGGACCAACCACGCACATGGACGGATCGCCACCGGCTTCCCATGCCTTTTTGACCGCAGACTTGAGAATAGTTTCCGTGTACGCCCTCTGCGTTCCATCAGTCGGTGCCGCAACAACGCCGGAGGAAAAACCACCGTCTGCAGGGCTACCAGCCGTACCACGCACGTCGTTTGTGGTGATCCAGCTTTCGAAACCAGCAGACTTTCTGGCGGTCGACGCATTACCAGCAACAGACGCATTGTTCTGGCTGATAGTGCTTTCCATGTCGCGCTTCAATTCCTTACTCGCCTTCGCCATCTGATAGGCCATCTCGGAATTTCTTCCGGCCTTGTTGACGCTTTCGAGCGTTCCAGAGATTACGACCACCTTGTCGGAAATCTGCGTGTAGTTTCCTACGCGAGTAGTGGCGCTGATCGAAGAACCAGACGCCTCGTCGCCCTCAATGGCCGCATTCCCGGCAGTAGCACTGGCCAAGGAATCCGTCATCCACTCGTGATAGGTGTTCGTCGCCTTCGATGTCCCGATGTTCGACATAATCGGCGTTTCTGTGGGACTGATGGAATATATAGTATCCAAAAGGTCTTCCCGATTTCCGACCGAGTCATACTGGTCGAACGTGTTAGTTGGCTGTGCCATTTTTCGTTCCTTCTATTTCAACATTTCAGAAAAAATTGCCGCCGCATCTTCGACACGACCGCTCTTTTTGAGACGACTGCGCTGTTCCCGTATTCGGCTTTGATTGCTATCGCTCTTCGACTTTGTGGTTCCGGGCTTCGCAACTTTCGGCGCGTTACGTGCTTTTTTCTGCACTGCAGGTTGTTTGTTCTGCAGCTCATTCCAAAGCATCGCATCGCGCAGAACCTTGACGGCTCGGCTGTCGTAAAGTCCTTGCAGCTCTTCGGGGGCAAACCCCGACCGCTCGGCATATGTGACGATCTTTGCGTGGTCGGCCTTCGCGACTGTTTCGTCGCGCCACTCAGGGATGCGTTCCGGCAACTTCTGTCTCTCGGCCTCGACAAACTGCTGCAGCTCCTGCATTTGCATTTGCTGCTGCTGTTGCATCTCGACCTGATAACGCTGCTGCGCTGCGGTTTTCGCTTCCTCTTTTTCGCGCCACTCGTTGCGCTTGATCACATATTCGAGTTCGTCTTCTGCCTTCAAAGCCTCCCAGTCGGGTTGTGGCTCTTCGACAGTTTGCTGCATCTGCGATAGTTCATGCAGATATCTCTGACGTTCGGCCTCGACCTGACTCTGCTGCGCCTCGATGGCACGGCGTTGTTCGGCAAGGTCGCTCGTCTTGCGGGAATAATCCGACTGCATCATGTAGCCGTTCCGAAGCTCGTCGAGGGTGACCTCGTACTCCTCGCCGTTGACGGTAACCGAATGCCTCGGTGCGTCGTCGACAGGAACGGGTTCCTCTTCGTACTCCGGCGCGTCATCTTCCGCGTCAGATCCTTCGAACTCGACAGGTTCCTCAGAGGCCGTCTCAATAGCCTCCGGTTCATCTACCGGTTCGGGGGGCGCGTCTTCGCTCGTAGCTGGATTGTCCGGTGCCGGGTCCAGCATGTTGGAGAAGTACGCTTGTGCATCACCCAGTGTCGGGTGACGGTTTGGCGACTGACTTGCTCCGCGCTCATTGAGAGTACGGGTTGGCAGGTCGTCGGCAATTTCAGTATTTTCTTCAGCCATTTTTTACTCCTCGACCGTCCACGAAAAAACCGCCCGAAGGCGGTCTGGGTTGCGGTCACTAATTGCGAAGAGTCTACGAACGAATTATCCGCAGTTGCTCTTCGGCTAAAACGCCTGATTGTATTATTTCGTCCAGATGATTGCGCACGTCTTTTAGCGCGGTCATCAATGCGTGAATGTATTCGCGATCACCCACATTATTCGCGATCATCCATTCAGAGACATATTTCTGTTCTAACAATGTGAAACAATCTGCGAGTAATTCATCCTTTTTCAGTCGCTGCGCGTCATGTCCTCGCGCGATGGATTTCTCAATATTTTGCATTTTTAAAACGCATCGCTGCCATCGCCATCAGGATCACCGTCATCGCTGAAATCACTCCAATCAACGCCGGAAATATCACCCCTTGACATATCTTTATCCATTCCACTGAGCGGATCGCTATAAAGGTCATAGTCCGGCACTTCAAAGTCATCGACAGGCTCGTAATCGGGAATATTCGGATCATACAGCGGCCTGATATTATTCCGCGCGTTCGTCAGAGCGGTTCGGGCATCGGCAATGTTGCCATTGAATTGCTGAGTAGCGAGGGTCTGCAGGTCTTTCATGCTGCCCATCGCCGAGATATTTCCAAACGCGTCGACAAATTGTCCACTTGAGTTGTACCCGCCGTGACCGGCTGTGAATCCGCTCAAATTCTCTCCGGTCGTAGGATCAAGTCCTGCTTGGACCGCACTCATTTTTTCAGCCGTATCGATATCAAACCAGTCCGGCACCACGCCGCTGATCGCTCGACCACCAAACAAGCCCGGTGATATTGAGAACATCTGCCCGTCGATCTGTCCGGTTGAATAACCGGGAACCCTCTGCAGCTCCATCGCGCGGTCATAGGCTAAATTGCCCATATTGTACTGACCCATTTGCTTGGATAGGAGACCTAATGCGGTGCTGCCAGTCAAAGAGCCGACCAGATTTGACGGGGTTGTTGCGCTAGTTATGACGTTGTCAATTGTTGTGCCAATCGGCTGATCAAACACGTCGGATAGCACAGAAAACATGCTGGGGTTTTGATTTGAATACGCCGCCTGTGCATTTTGACTAGCTAAGTTCGAATTCACTTCTGCCTGATTAGCACCTCCGATAGCGCCGAAATCATCGACCGCGTAATTGCTCATCGCCGCCGGTCCTGTTGCCATCGAGACAGGCTCGTATCCAACCAGACCGATGTCGACTGGACCATTATTGCCCATGCCATATCCACCCATCGCAAAACTCGGTGCAGTTGTCGGAAAACCCATATTAACGGATCGCCGGACTGTTGGCCGCGTGTTCAAAACCTGCATCGGCGCAGCCGGTGCCGGTGCCGATTGAAACGGCAAAGGCGTGATAGACGGCGGAACGGCAGGAGTGAACCCATAACCCGCGTTGTACGCCACGCCGAGCGGTTGCGATCCGCCTACCGGCAGCAGCGGATTGTTTGCTGAAACGGCTGCTGCATAAAGCGGATCATTGACCACGCCGGGGCCGTAATAATAAGCCATTAAATTACGCCTCCAAGATATTGGCCGAAAAGACCAAAACTCGCCGGTTTGTTTTGTTGTTTCTCGGTAGGAATAAGCCCCATTGGCGGTGTGCCGGGGGCCGACATGATGATGTCCTCGTCATCAACGTCGCGAGTGCGATAAGGCGGAGTTGCACGACGCTCCTCTGGCGTCATGTTCATGCGCGACTGTACGTTTCGCGCCTCTACCTCACCACTCAAACGATTATAGAGATCGTAATTATCGACCTCACCAATAGCTACGGCCTCATTGTGATACTCAAGATCTTTCTCAGCTCGTTGAGCGGCGCGTAAAGACGGCGTGTTCGTTTTATCTAATTTATATCTTGCTCGGCGTAATGCGTTTTTCAGTTCTTTGGGATCTTTGTTTGCATATATGTCAAACATCGCATTGCGCGGCGTTCGACTAGCAAACCATTCACCAGCATCGGATAGCCATTTTTTCAAAGCTCTGCCGCCGTCAATATGGCGTTTTGGCGGTGGGCCTAGCTCTCGACGTATTTGGTCGCTGTACTGATACCACTCAGATTGATTAAAAATCTGTTTTGGCTGCGTGATGTTCCTCATACGGCGGACATAATCCACAGCAGATAATTGTCGATACTCTTCCGCTGCCTGTCTGTTTGCGATAACAGCATCGTTATATCGCACCATGCTGCCATTAAAATTTTCAGTGATTTTGTTTCGCAGATGGGATGCGTATCGTTCCGGCGCTATTTGAAGATTTCCGCCCCGGCCAAACCCTTCACGGTGCTGCACAGCGTGTTGCAATTCATGCAACATCACTGATCGCGCGGTTTCTGGATCTGGGCCATACGCCGTTATTCCCGGTCCCTCCGGCAGCGCACCGATTAAAGTGCGCATCCTTTCGGCTTCGTCCTTTAGCGCGTCCATTTCTTGGTCTTGTATTTTCCGGTCGGCGTCGGTCCAATTTTTTGTAACAAATTTATCGTTACCAATGCGCTCTAACTCTTTGCGCCGCGCTTCAACCTGCATCAACTTTCGATGATAAAGGGATGGCACCTTGGGCAACCAAAGCGGCACGTCGTCAAATCGGTCGGCAAGTCTACTTAATGGGGCTAATGTACCTCTGTGTTGTAACGTCGGCTCAAACTCAGCGCGAACGCGCACGTCAGACAATTCTGGATAAGCGCCGCGTCCAAGATTGAAAAGCCCCGGAAAATCCAAAACCTCCTGAGCGCCGCCCTCAACCTGACCATAGTCGATCTCTTCAATGCCTTCGCCAAAATTAAGACGCGATTGACTGTCGTCAATTTCGAATTTCCACTTGCCGTCGACATCGTTAAACCATCCGGTTTTGTTCCAAATGTCGTCAGCGTTTTGACCCTTCGCGGCCATGTCTTGTGCGATGGCTAACATGCCCTTATTCGCGGTATCTGCCTGTGGACCGGCAAATACCCCAAGGGTGTTGCCCTTCGGCGCTAGTCGACCGGCTAACAAACCCGCAGGAGCAAATTCCATTGTATCGAAAAACACGTCTGCAGGGTCTGGGTTGCGAAGACCACGCATCGTCTGCCCCATGCGTATCGCCGCATTTCCTACATCGCGAACTATACCGGGAAATGCGATTTCTGGCGTTTCGTATGCGTCACGGTCAAGCTCATCAACGTCGAGGACATTCCTGATACGGAAAGGCAGGATCGTTGTGTAATCGTAATCAGGATTATTGAGCGGAGTGTCGCTTAACAATCCCGCCGGGGCATGTGGCTGACCGTGCGGCATCAGATCACACCACCCGTGTACTGGCCCATGATATCGAGACCACCGGGCTGCTCGATTAGACCCATGACTGGAACGCCGGGGACTGCTTTGAATGTCTGATCATTCCGCTGCAGTAGCTTCATGCGTTTCAGCACTTCTTCGTCCCACGTCACATAATTACGAGTGCCGGTTTCCGCGATGAAACGATCAGCCTCCTGTGGGGTGTCAAAAATTTTGTAATTTTTGGGATCGTTAAAATCGTAAACCATCATTTTATTGTCGTTGGTTGCCGTTCGCGCCCAACTTATCCGAGACCCTAAATCTAGGTATTTGAGTCCGGGAACACCGGCTCGTCCTAACTCTTTCGCGGCTTGTTCTTTCCCATCGCCATATCCCCCAAACCGGAATTTATTAACTAACTCTGTGTGGATTTCTTCACCCGTTGGGTCTTTAGGACGTTTGGGCAACGGCGTTATGGCATCACCATCGAGAGCATCAAGCAAAGCCTTATCGTATTTGCGTATCTCCGCTGGATCGACCTCAAAGCCCAATTTTTTAAGCGCCTTTTGCACACTTTGCGGCTGCTTACTTAATGGCGCGTCATAGTCCAGATAACGCGCAACTGCGTCATCCGGCAGATCGTGTTTGTAGAGATAACCCGGAGGTTCAGAGGTAATTCTGCCTCTGTTCTGTTCGATCCATTTAAGTCCAGACCGCCAACCGGCTGCATTGTCGGGGTCGTATTTGATAAAGTCTCGCGATTGGTTCAGCGCCGCGTCGATAACCTCATCTTCCGACAAATAAGGTCTGAGCCTTCGCATCGTTTCAATTTGGTTGATACCGACACTGCGCGGCTCATTCAGCGTTTTATCGTCGTACTCTCGCACTAACTTACCGTCTAAAAACACACTTGATTTGCCCTTAGCAAGTGACTGTCGGTACTTTGCCGCGACGGCCTTCGCCTCTGCATCATAACGACCATGACCATAGGTCAACGCGCCCTCGCCGCTGCGGATATGCTGCAAACTATCGGCTGCATCACCCGGCCCATATTTGTGGGGACTTCCTTGAAACACGTTCATTCCCAACGCACCCGCAGGGATACGGTTCAGTAACCCCGCCGGTGAGAAGTCCAGCACGTCGCCGAGTATCAGTCCCGGTGGACGTTTACCTAATGCCATCTGCCCCATGCGGACAGCGGCGTTTAGCGGCCCTCGTAGTAAACCGGGGATGCCAAATTCCAACCCGTCATCGCTGGTTTCATCGATGTCGAGTGATTTACGCTGCCGAAATGGCGCTAAACTCAGAGCGCCAGTGTATTCATACGCAGGATCATCTAGCGGGTTTTGCTGTAACAGCCCCGGCGGCGTGTGTGGTTGCCCGTGCGGCATTACTTCTTCCGTTTTCTCGTCGTCTTCGCGGCAGACTTAAATGCCTTCGCGCTCGGCGCACCCTTTTCACCAGCTCGACGCATCCGCATCTTGCCTTTCGACGCCTTCACCTTTTTGCGCCTGTTGCGAATGTTTGCGTATAAGCCGGGTTTAGCCATTACCACTTTGTCCTATTCGACCAGTACGCCGCCGACATCTTTCCCTTGGCGATGTTCGATGCGTGTCTGGCCTTAAACGATTTTCTACGTGCTTTTTGCGCGGCTGTTTTCGGGTTCTTCCCGGCACCGCTGACACCCTGCTGTCCAAACCGAATGAGCTTCACGCTGTCGCCAGACTTGGCGAGGACCGCGTGAGATTTGGTTTTATGCTTCGGGGTTCGCTTTGGTTTATTGTAGCCGCTGAAAGTTTCAGAGCCGCGCTTTACGCTCATTTCTTCCGCTTTTTACCGCTCTTTTTCCGCGCCTTGGCGGCAGCTTTCATGCCGGATTTCGTGTACGGGTATTTCTTGCCTTTCACCATCGGCATAATTTATCTCCTAAAAAAAGAACTGTTTCTTTTGGCGTTTTGGTACTGTCTTCGAATGGCGTCCCGGTCGCCTCCGGGGGCGGTCGTTCAAAACAACTTTTTGCGAGGAACCCTTTTTTGCCATCAGCCGACTGAGCGGATATTGATCTGCTGATCACCGGCATTCGTGGCGAGTTCGATTTTCTTC